AAACTAAGGTTGTGCCTGAATTAATAATCCGATACTGATTACCGCCTAAAGTGCTTGATACCGCTTGGATTGGTGCAGGCGCACTTGTGCCAGCCGTAAAAGTCACGGTATTGCCAGTCTTAGTAAAAGCATTAATTCCCATTTAAGCCTCCATAGGGGCTTCTACCCACGATAAGGTAGCTTCATCCCATACCCAAGGTCCACCTGTAGTTGGAGCTGGTCCTGGGGGAGTTGGAGCTTCCCATAAATAAGTAGTTGGATTTAGCACCCATGAAGGATATGGTTGTGGGGCTGCAAAGCCTGTACCATCCCATGAATAGCCAATACCAGCATAGTTGTAATTAAGCGGAGTGCCACCATCAGGAGTCATTGGCTCGGCAGGAGGGCTAGGTGCGTAATGCACATTTCCATAAGTATTGTAAGAAGTCTGAATCCAACCATGACCTAATACTGCGCTATCAATAAACTCTTGATCAGCAACAATCACATCAGTGACTATTCCGTTTTCTACTTTTCCGAAGTGTGCCAATTTATTTCTCCTTAAAAATGTCGGGCATATTGCCCATGAAATTTATCCCTTGCTTCATGTGCAACTAAATTTGCAAGCTCAATATCCTCAAAACTACCAATGTATTTTCGTGTACCGTTTATCATAAGACTAACAACCCAATTCCGTTTCCACTCTGGATTTTTAGTTGGTGGCTGTAAATATACATTTTTATATGGTGATTTGCTATGGGACTTATGTTTACTATTTAAACAATTTTGTTGTTGTGTAGCTTCTCGCAAGTTTTCAATTTTGTTATTTTCTCTATTGCCGTCAATGTGATCTAAACATTTTGGCAAATATCCATGCTGATGCAAAAATATCATTCTATGTAAACTTGTTGATTTTCCAGCAATACAAATTTTTAAATATCTTTGTCCTTTATTCATAGAACAAACAACAGCTTTACCTGTCCGTTTACGAACAAAATATCCATTTGGATGGTAGTCAAATAGCTGTTTTAAGGATTCTTGAGTAATCATATTTGTTCCTTAAAAAGTAATCGTTCCAGATGAAGCAAAGGTGTAAATATTGTTTCCGCCAGATGTAGTGAATGTAGGTGATCCTGTAGTTGCTGAAGCAGGTCTATAAGCAGTTGAATAACTAAATATTACAATACCTGACCCGCCATTACCGCCAGCTAATCCTGCAGTTCCGCCACCACCACCGCCACCTCTATTAGCAGTTCCATTGCTGCCAGCGCCAGCATTTCCGCCATTGCCACCACCACCAGAACCACCTGATCCTTGGTTTCCAGGCACATAAGATGAGCCTCCACCACCACCAGCGTAAGTTACAGAAGATCCAGAAATAGATGAAGCCGTACCATTACCACCATTACCGCCTCTATCGGTTGCAAAAGCGTTATTACCAGCACCACCAGCACCACCACCGCCAGCACCAGATCCATCTACTGCTGTTCCATTACCGCCAGCATTTCCTTGTCCAGAAGTTGCTGCACCACCAGAGTTGCTTAAATAGCTACCACCTCCGCCAGATCCGCCAGTATTTGCAGTACCAGCAGTAAATCCAGTTCCAGCGCCACCTCCAACTGAAACAGTTTGACCTGTAATAGATGAATTTGCACCATCTGTACCTTTATTAGAAGCTGTACCACCAGCGCCACCGCTACCAACAGTAACTGTGTAAGTTGTGTTTGCTGTAATTGTAAGTGTTCCAGTTAAATAGCCACCAGCACCACCGCCACCAGCGTAGGTATTTGCACCGCCTGAAGCGCCACCAGCAACTTGTAAATAAGATGCACTTGGAGCTATTTGTCCACTTAGGCTTCCACTACTAGTAAATGAATGTATAGTATTTCCACCGCTTGTAGTTACTGTGCCACCTGAGAATTGTTGGCTACCAGAGTATGAAATGATTACGATGCCTGAACCGCCTGAACCGCCAGCAAATCCTCTAGAAGCACCGCCACCTCCACCACCTAAATTAGCAGAACCATTTGATCCATTACCACCGCCTGATGCTCCACCATTTCCACCACCGCCTGATCCGCCTGTACCTGGAGTACCAGCAGCAGCAATAGATGTTCCACCGCCTCCTCCTCCAGCATAAGTGACAGATGAGCCAGAAATTGATGATGCAAAGCCAGAACCCCCGTTGCCCGCCACAGATACAGCAGTAGCATTTGCACCAACAGCAGATGCGCCACCGCCTCCACCTCCAGCAACATCGGTAACACCTGGAGTTCCAGTTCCGTTACCACCAGCATAGCCTTGACCAGAAGTAGCAGATCCACCTGATCCTGTAGAAGATACAGAACCACCACCAGAACCTCCAGTTGCGCCATTTGTACCAGCAACTCCTGATCCTGCTCCGCCACCGCCACCTACTGCTGCTGTTGCAATAGAGCTAAATGATGAATTAGATCCATTTCCTGAAACTGTGTTGCTTTGTCCAGCTCCACCAGCTCCAACAACAACGGTATAAATAGAATTAGTATCAAGGCTAGTAGTTGAAGCAAGTAAACCACCTGCTCCGCCACCAGCTCCTGTTGCACTTGTTGCTCCACCTGTTCCACCACCAGCAACAATTAAATAAGAAGCTGACAATGAGCTTAAAGGACTTAGTACACCACTTGTAGTAAATGTGTGAATAGTGTTTGTGCCATCGGTTGTAACTGTTCCGCCACCAAATTGTTGTGCGCCTGTGTAGCTGATAATTACAATGCCTGAGCCGCCTGCGCCACCTAAACCACCATTTCCTGAACCACCACCGCCACCAGCACCTAAGTTAGCAGTTCCAGCAGTTCCAGCAACAGTTCCTGAAGTTCCTCCGCCTCCGCCTCCTCCACCAGCGCCACCAGCTCCTGGAGTTTGACCAGATGGGGCATATACTCCACCACCACCGCCACCTGCATAAGTTACTGCGCTACCAGAAAGGGAATTAGATGTACCAGCACCACCAGCACCTCCATTACCAGATGTGCTATTAGCACCTACTGCACTTGAACCTCCACCGCCACCAGCAGTATATGCACTAGCTATTGCTGTACCACCAGCAAAACCTTGCGAAGCAGTTCCAGCACCACCAGCATAAGATGAACCAGTACCATTAGCACCACCTCCGCCTCCGCCAGAACCACCAGCAGCACTAGCTGTTTGATAACCAGCAGCACCACCACCACCTACTGCGGCAGTTAAACCAGTAAAAGTAGAATTAGAGCCATTAGAAGTGGTTGCATGGTTTCCAGTTTGAGCTGCGCCAGCGCCAATAGTAACTGTGTAAGAAGAAGTTGTAGTTAAAGTAGTTGTGCTAGTTAAATATCCACCCGCACCTCCACCACCGCCTTGGTCAAAACCACCAGAACCACCTCCAGCAACAATTAAATAATTAGCAGTAACAGCAGCTTTTCCAGAACTAAATCCAAAGGCTGCTAGGGCTGCTGCACCAATTTTAGATAAGCGAGGCATTATTTAAACTGAGTTTGTGAGGTTAAAACTGTATAAGTATTGGCTGCAGTTTTTACTACAACATAAGAATAAGTATCCGTAGAGTTAGCATTACCAGCAGTCCAAGCCGTACCACCTTGATATTTAGGGGTTACGCTATTGCCGTCAATCGTAACTGCTGAGTTGTAATATGCTGTTGCGCCTTGTGGCACAAGCATACTGGTGTTAATCGCATTGCCAACCGCTACCGCATTGTTAAATGTTGTACCAGAGTTTCCTCTAAAGTTAACAGTCCAGTTAGCCGCAGCATTGCTAGTCAAAACCATAACAACATTAGAAAGAATATCCATGTTGATTGTGCCAGTAGCAGCAAACGCAACCACATTGGCAGGCTCTTGAATATTCTCAATCGTAGCGTTATTTAGCGCCAAGTTACCTATGCTAGTTGCTGTATTACCAAGACCGACAGTAGTATTGCCAATCGTTACATTACCAACAGCACTAGTACCACTAACAATAGTGACATTAGTAAGCGTTAAATTACCAACCGAAGTAGTGGTATTACCAAGCCCAATGGCTGTATTACCCAATGTAGCGGTAGTATTAAAGTTTGCATCTAATTGGGTTAATGGTATGCTTGTTGTTGCATTACCAAAAATATTAGGAACGCCAGCCATTTTAGAACCTCACTCTCAATTCATGTTCAAATTCGTATGTATTAACCACAAATCCAGCCGAGTTGGAAGTTTGGGTTAACCCTAAGTATTTTCCCCATTGCATAGCGTCAGACTTATAAAGCTGATACCCAGTTCCACCTAACCAAGATATTACTGTAGAACTACTATTTGTCCAAGTAATTACTGTACTTGAAACATTAGTCCATGTAATAAAGTTTTGCAAGGTATAGGTGGGGCTAGAACCATTTTCAGAATCTATCGTTACATCAAGACTTGCGCCTTGGGAAAGTGTTGCTTCAATACCAAACTTCAAAGCCTGCTTGGTACGGATTGGATCAGTAAGCGGTAACAAAGCCGTTTGTACTCGACTGGTAATATCGGCAGTTGTGTTGTTATACAGTTTATATAAAGTATTGTTTATCGTGCCATAAAGACTAATTTTGCCGTTATAAGGAATTGTAGTTATAAACTTTAAATCGTCATGTTGACTAGTTAAAAACCACCGTTTTTCAAAGAAAACAGCTTGAATATAACGGTAACTTTCGGTAAAAACAGAATCGTAATAACGAAAATTAAAGGCAGCGCACAGAATATTATTGATTAAAACCTGCCCTGCATAAATTGGACTATCAAAGTCAATATTGGTTATTAAGCCGTCTAAGCTATCAGAGAGCTTGGAGGTGGTAGAACCAACAAGGGCGTAAACCCCATAATCGTTCATAAATAACACAGATCTAAAGTACGGGAATATGGCGTATGAACGCTTAGAACCTACAGAAGCGCTGACATTGGTATTGGTAAATAAGGTCGTACCAGCCGTAGTGACCCGCACATCAGAAAACACATTGATCGAGTCGTCACCAAAAACATACAAGAAGTTATTGGCAGCAACCAATTGTTGAATATTGCCATGTAGGGTTGAGTCCGTAATCACGATTGTGCCAGCCGATACGCTAGTAAAATCGCTATAAGAACCCGCAGCAGAGTAGGCTACTGATCGCCCAAAGGCAACCCAGACTCTGCCTGAAAAAGCGGATACTCCCACATTAGGCTCGTTATTGATAACGGGAACTAAATTAGCCCCAGAGCCACCAGCCGAAATTGTGGCAGTAATGTTGGAATTATTAGTATAGTTTTGACCATAATTGGTCATAACCACTACGGAAACCGCATTGTTACGAATGATCGCAGTAGCCGCAGCGCCTGTACCTCCGCCACCGCTAAAGGTAACTGGAGTCGTACCATTGGTATAGCCTGAGCCACCATTAACTACCGCAGTAGCCACCGTACCTTGAGCAAAAGTTAAAATCTCTGCAATTGCACTAGCATTAGTACCATTGCCACCAGCAAAGGAAACGGTAAGGTTACTAGCATTGGTGTAGCCTGAACCTGCATTGGTTAAAGTCACATAAGAAACCACATTGCCAGTCACAGCGCAAACTGCCTCAGCCCTAACACCGCCAACTTCGTCTGGTCCTGAAATCGTAACGCTAGGCACATTGGTATAGCCACTACCATAATTTGTCATAGCCACTAAGCCAACTGAGCCAATTGTAGTGGTGTTGTTACCATCCCATTGGTATAAACCCTTAGACTGATCTAGTATGAGAATATGGTCATTGTTGTATTGGCTAACTTGTATGCCAGCATTGGAAAAAGTATTGGCTACGGCTACATTGCCCTTAGTACCAGTTGTAACATTAAAATACTCGGCTGAACCGTTTGATAAAAAAGCTAAAGCAAAGTCCGTAATATTAAGGCTTGCAGAAGCTAAATGCGTAACTGTATTGGAAAAAGTAACCGAATTGTTACCGCTATCTTTTACTACTTCTTCTGAAGGCACAATTTTTAAATTGCCAAATCCAACAGGTTGAGCATTTTCTAACCAAGAAAACTCATCCTCACCTATGGCAGTGCGGTTTGCTTTGGTATTAAGCCCTTTAAATTGCTTAATGACCTGATAGGACTTTTTCTGTTCTGCCGCAGCCATGATTAATTACATTGAGTTAAATGCGGTTGGAATCCTACGAGTAAAGGTGCTATTCAAAATTGAATTAGCTTGTTTCAAATATTCTTGTTTAAAAATCTCTGATTCGCCATAGCTTTGTTCATAAAACTTAGCAAGATAGGCTGCGTAAAACTTAACCGCAGAAGTATAAGGATCAGCAATGGGATCAACTGCTGTAGGCGCTGTTTGCACTAAAGCCGTTGGCAAAATAACTGTATCTAGTTCAATTTGGTAGACTTGATCTGGGGCAGGACCGAAATAAATATTGCCTTGTCCATAAATACTAAAAACAATGGGTCGGCTGACATTGTTTTGCCAAATCCGCATGGTGGAATTAAAGTTAGACCAAGCCATGTAATCCATTGGAATTCGAGAGTTACCCCAATACAGATTGATATTGACAATATCTAGGGTAGTTAAACCCTCTGGCAAAGCCTCATAAAAAATATTCTCGGTGTTACCAACATACTGCAAAGTAGCTGTACCGTCAGCAAAAGCAGTGCTTGGTGGGTAATTGTAGCCACTAGCAGGGTAAGCAGGTGCAGTAGAACCTGAAGTTCCACCTGTAATGTATTGATATATATAGATATTACTAAATACAAAAGTATTAATGACAACAACTGTATCCGCTACCCAAGGAGTCGGATTGGTTGGTGTTACGCTACCAATGGTATTGCCAGCAGGTACAGCACAAGGGACTTGTGTTACTTGAATGGTTCTAAGACACCCCGTATCACGGACAACTCGCTCCCGTGCAGAGTTAATGTAATCAGTTAACTGTGCGGTGCTATAAAAGTTAGCGTTTGCGTCATGCAGTAACCTCTGCACTTCAGTAATGTAGGAATTAAGCGTAGCCATACTTTAGTATCCATAGTTCATGCTACAGCCTGTAGGACTTTTCCCCCGCCCCTCTTTGAAGAAGGGAGAGGTACTCTTTCCACCAACGGGGCTAACAATTGGTTCTTTTTTGGAGGTTGTGTAGATAGCTCCCATTTAGACAAAATTTCAAAACCTGTATCTAAATCGTTGGCAGTCTTGATCCACCCTAACCGTGCCAAGTACACTTCTTTGTTTTGTTCTTCGTAACCAAAAATATGCTTGGCAGTTTCAAGCGGAATTTCTAGAGTTGTGCCAGGCAAAAAATCATAAACCACTCCAGCAAAACCATCTTTCAATGGTTTGTCGGAATGGTTGGTTACAAATATGTTAGACATTAGAAGTTGACTACTTCACCATAAACACTAATGTTAACGGTGTTGGTATTGCCTGAAGCGGTAATTACTTTAACAAATAAGGCTGAAGTCGTAGATCCAGAGATCACGGTATTAGCGCCATAAACGCCAGTAACAGGAATATCAAGATAACGACCCGCAGCAGACAACACAGTTAAAACAGTATTTGCAGTAACAATATTACTAACATTACCATCAGAGCTAGTATAAATTGCCACATTTCCTGAAGCAACCGTACCAACTGGGCTAGTGATTACAATTTTTCTTGCAATTACTGAACCCGAATTAGCTACTGCACCGCCATTGGTTAAACCACCTTCTGCAAATGACAAATTAGCTACCGCATTACCTGTTGAAGCTAGTGATACGGCTTCAGCAAAAGCAATGCGAACATTACCAAAACTATTAAGCCGTAGCTCGCCTACCGAATTGGGATTAGCCATTATTTTTCCCCTTAACTAGCAAAGGTACTAGAAACCGCTTGACCGCCATTGACAGTAATCAATTGCACTGAAGTGTTGGTAGTTGCCAAAAATTGCACATTAATACCGTCAGAGATAATAACGCCACCAGAATTAACGGGGTATACATTTGAGAATGTAGCCACATTAGAAGTAGCGTTGTAATTCGATACTGCTTGAATTACCACATTGGCGGTATTAAATGCCATATAAGTTCCAGCAGGAACAACATTACCAGCAGTAGTGACGGTAATGTTAGAAACTGCTTGGTAATACGCTGCGGCAGTATTTGCATATGTGCCTGTTACTAAAATCTTATTTAGACCGAGTGCCATGACTAGTTCTCCTTATAATGAAATAGAGTTGTAGCCAGATACTCTGGTCATTGACTTCGGCTTAACGCTTACCAATTCGGCAATCATCAAGACAGCGCCAACATAACCAATCTGCCAATTAGGGAGAGTCGATTCAAAGCCAGTAAATACGAATGAACCTTGATCGTGAATGTAAAGACTCAAGTAATTCGAGTTAATGAAATAAACCGTACCTTCTGGACAGTAAGGATCTGGATAAACAGGAACGCCTGCGACCATCAAAGCACGGAAAGCTGCTGAGGGACCGTTGGCATCTGAATCGAAACCGTTACCTGGGGTAATAACATATTGCTCTTGACCCACATAATCTTGGGCTAAAAGTGTCCATGTACCAAATCCGCATACGCCAAAAGTAGGAACTTCAGCGCCATTCTTAACCGTACCTGAAATGTACTGAAGAATGTTTTGACGAGTTGGGTTCACAGAACCTGCGTTATACACCTTCGATTTCCACCAAGTATAGGTAGTCCGATTGATGTTACCGTAGGTAACCATGTTAGTACCATCATCAATTGCACCAGGCAAACCAATAAACTGTTGAGTGTTCGTAGTATTGGTATACAGAGCAGTAGCCATTGCATCCATCATCACATTGGTCGCATCATTCATGCGTGCTTCAATGAGAGGAATAATTGCATAGTCTTGCTGAACTGCACCTTCCATACCTAAAAACGGTACTGGAGCAATCATCAGTTTAAGGTTGAACTCAGCATTGAAAGCGCCTTGCTGAACTGACGGCTGGCTAAACGAACCAGAATAGTCAGACCATTGGGCATTAACAAACTGTGCGCCTTGAACTGGAACGGTTACTTGGGATACACCACCAGAGGCTTGTTGACTGTTAGCAATCAACGCAGCCATCAGGGGTGTGCTGTTATAAAGTTGTACTACCAGCTTGGGGATAAACGCTCTACGAGTAACATAAGTCAACTCATTGTATTGCGATGAACCTGACGCTGGAAGAATTCCGCCACCTATAGGCATGGTTTATCTCCAAACAAAAATTAAAATAGCCCCTCTACGACTAATACCCTATCGGGCGAGTGTTTTTACGCAACTCACCTAATGCTTCTGCTGCTACATTGCGTGCTGCACCTTTTGGATCTTTCCAAAACTTAGAAAGGTCAAAACCTTTCAATGGATTCGGATTGTAACCTGAAGGTGTTGGCACAGCAGCTTGTTTCATCCAATCAAAATACTCTGCTGCGGTTTCGTGATTGGTCATTCCTTTACTAAGCATGAGCTTCTCAATTTCTTGTATATCTTCTTCAGAATGGGCTAAACCCTTCTTATACAAGTTATCTCTGCGAATTTTAAGCTCACCAATAGCATCTTTTTCACGCAACTTAGCTTCTAACTGCGCTACCCGTTCTTCGGCATTGTTGATTTTCTTTTCAGTGTAATCTTCAATTTCGAGTTCAGGAATTGGCATATTAGGGCGGAGTTTCTTAGTCAAACGCAATACTTCCTTGCGAGTAGCAGGATTCTCAGCCATGTCCTTCATTAGCAAAGCTAACTCGTCACGCTGTTCAAAACTTAGATCTTCTAAAGACATTTTTTAGCCCCTCAATTGTTAAATGACTTTTTTTGTATCGCCAGGCTTGCTCATAGTCATCATGTTCTTAGAGCCAGCTTTGTTTGAAGCAGTTAAACCACCAAACTCGGAATAACGAGGAGTATTGATAATTTGACCATTTTTTTGGTTGTTGTCGGTTGGGTTGCGAGGAGCCGAAGCGCCACGAGGTTTAAACAGATCCATATTATTTTCCTTTACATGGGTGGTGGAACGGGAGCGCCAGGGGGTACTGCACCGCCACCTGTAGGTGGAGGCATTGGCAAGACTGGTGGTGGTCCTTCTGGAGCCATACCAGGAATTGCTGGTGCTGACATCATCGCCTTACTTTCAGGAGAAGCTCCGCCAGCTTGGGGTAAACTTTGTAACATTTGCAAAATCTCAGCAGGTTGCAATTCAGCAGTACTGGCTTTCTTAACGCCTAGTACACCGATCATGCTGCGAATAGCCGATAAAATTTGTTTGCCTTCGGCTGATTCACTACCGATTGCAGGTAAAGATTGCTCTAGTAAATCCATTGCCATAGATACATTAATCAGGGCTGCTTCACGATTGCCCATTTTAGGTTCTGGAGTAGACATGGGAGCCGCCATTGGTGGACTATTGGGATCTGAGATCCCCATATCTTCTGCACCTGTTGGCACATCAGGTATGCCATTTGGAGTAGCGCTATCACGCTGACTCTTAATCATATTCATTAATTCTTCGGAAGGTACGCCCATAGCCATTTCCTATCAAGTTATTGCATAGCCTAAACTAAAACTATCAATTGTCAAGTGGGGGGATTTATTTTATTTCCACCCCCCCAAGGAAATTTCCATTGAAGGAGGAAACTATCTCCGTGATTTACGAGTTTTACGAGTTTTACCGTACATATTGGACTCCTTTTGGTTAACCACGAACAGATCTAGGGGCAGCACGGGTTTTCATGCCACGATCAAAACTAGGTGTTGCTTGATTACGGTACTGCACACTAGCAGGAGCTTCGGCACGATCTAGCGATTGTGTCGTTACTCTAGGCTGGTCAGCAGTTGATTGGGTCATAGGCATAGTATTTTCAGCCATTAATATCTCCTTGCTTTACGCATATCTGATTTAGTCATGCTAGGAGCCATACTACGATAAATGGTTTTAGGCTCTACTCGCTCAGATTCTTCTGCTTCCATACGCTTTTCCCGTGGACTCATAAGCGACATTGCGGGTTCATTTTCTTTTTGCTCAGGTGTTTTCATATTTTATCCTTTTGGTGGAGGGGGCGGTGGAGCCATAGCTTGCATAGCTTCATTCTTTTGTTCTCGCTTCTTTAACTTATCTTTTAAAAATTGTTTCATAGGTGGTTCTAGTAAGTCAAGTAAATCTTCACGATCAATTGCTTCAGCTTTAAATAGACTAAAGGCAAGGTCTTTTAAGTCTTCCGTAAAAATGGGAGAATTAGAGTGAGCGTCCACCTTAACCACAAAATCTTTAGTGAATTGGTTGGCAATAAACGGTTGATCGTTAATATCATGGAAATGTGTTGGGTCGTAGGCTTGTATAAGTTTAAGATATAGGGTTGCCACTTTTTCAAGAGAATCCTCCACAATTAAAGCCCGTTTCTTTGCACGGGAACTACCTAAACGAGCAAGTTGACTTGCGTGACCTGCTGACCGAACTCCCACCTCACCTTTGCCTTCAAGCACATTGCTAATGCCTGATACTTCAGCAAACATAGCGTCAATCTCATGGATTACTTCAAATAAATCAGGTGGCATATTAGGAGCCATACGATCTACTTTAGCATTAGGCATATCCGAAGCCAAAAGCCCGCCTGGGCGGTTTAACGCAAAGTTCTTCTCATCCAAAATGCCCATAAAGCCTGAGAGAGCAGTCGGTGGATTAACCTGCTTACTAAGTAACTCAAGGATCTCAGCCATACGCTGATTGCGTAACTGTTGCAATAAAATCAACTTTTGGCACTCAGACGCACCCCAGTAATAATCGTATAAAGGATTGGGACAAATCTGCACAAAAGGACATTCGCCTTTTAAAAACATCGATTCGCCAGAACGGTCATAAATAATTACATCAGGGCTTGCTACAGTAACCACTTGGTAGTCGCTAGTAGCGTCATTCCAAACCCAGAGTTCGTGCATTTCTACGGTTTCTTCTGATACCCGTGCTTTATAACGATTAATGTCATTGAGTTGCAAGTTCACATTGCCGTACATTTGTGGACCTGTTTGCGACAACAATAAACGGTTAACGCCTTCAGGAATGTCGGTTTCAACTTCGTTATAGCTTGCACTGACTCGATCTACAATCTTTGCCCGTTTGGGGTGAGAATATAAGCGTGCATAGAGATCTGATTTGGTAATGTAATAGGTTTGAACAATCGCTTCTTGCCGTCCTGTATACGGAGTATCTTCTCGTAAAACGCCAATCGCTGACGGCTCAATCATGTAGGGATGAATACCGTCATTAAAGATTAGTTTAATGTAAGTGGTGTTGTACACCAAAGCCCAGTTGAGTGCCGAAGAAAAGACTTGATCGGCATTGGAATTAAGCCATTCGTCATTGATTGCTTGGGTTAGCGCAGGTGATTTGTATTGCTCTACTTGATTAACGCCAGCCCCTAATGAAATAGAGAAGCGAGTAGTTTCAGCAGAGTATAAGAAGCTCGTTAGCTGATCTAGGTGTGGATTGATTTTATTAAAGTAGGCTGGTGGTTCTTCAGGACCAGAACCAAATAAATAATACGACCGTAGGCTTGAATAATCAGCCCGTCTTTCCTCTTTGGATACTAAGCATTTTTGCATTAGCTCCAAATAAAAGTTTTCTCTATCGTTATCGTTATCTGGGATTCTCATTTTTTAATCTGTAAGTTATCAGGATCTCGCAAAGTAGCATTTGGATCAGTTCTAGGTCCTGATTTTATGCCTGCCTCAGCAGGTGTCAAGCCAACGGGCTCACCTTTAATGGATTGAATTGCTCTACCTGATAATAAACTTTGCATAGTTATTCCTTGGAAACCACCCCATTGGGCATTATCACCTGCACGGGCTTCCCGTGGGGCTTCTATTTGTGGGGTTGGCATTATTTTGTCCTTGTTACCTTTTTTACGAGTGGCATACTTCTCTGCCTCTGCGTATTCTTTTTCGGAGAACTTGTTGTTACGGGTGAGGTAGCCCGCTTGGTTCTCGCCTTCACGGGCGGTTTTGATATTGGACATTCCAAATTCCATAGCCAATTGCTTAGTGCTCTTGTCGGTAAAGCGAGTTTTTGCAGAAACCATATTAGGGGCTTGCAGAAAAACAATAAAAACTTCTTCATGGCAATCCTTCATTGGACACTGCGCTTTTTTACTTTCAAAATAGCCGTGTTTTGGACACTTATAGTCATTTACTACCGCCATTGTTATCTCCCCTTTAGCTGTTCGTCAAGTGTTAAATCGTTATATTCATACTTTGGTTTAATTCCAAACTTAATTTGAATCTTGCCATTTACTAACTCTAATTTGCTCGTTCTTTCAAATTGTGGCTTTGGTTCTTTGCGGTACTGAACAAAACGGGTATTGTCACGATTCTGCATAATCGCTAGTTCTCCACGGCAATACTCTTGATATGCCTTAGATACCCGTATTTGCATCATTTCTGTCAATGGTTCGGTCAAATACTTAAAAACATCGTAAAAATGCGTTTCAGACAAGCCAGCATGATTAGAAAACAGTTTTAATGAGATTCCTCGGTCTTTATCAAGAATAAAGCGCCTCATTAGCCTTTTTAGCTCTACTTTAGGGATTGCGGTGTTAACCCTGCCCATAAACCCCGATTGCCTTCAAATAATCAGATACATTGCGCCCAACCGTGAGTTGTTCGGGTGTAAAGTCGTCTTGCACCCGTGAAACAGTCCTAGATATCTGACTTGCAATGAGTCTAGGTTGAACTTGCTCTGCAAACGCAGCCGCAGCTAATGCACAAGCAATAACTCGGTCATCTTTGTTCCTACCTGCTGCTTCTATCGAGCCACCGTTACGAACTAGAGTTTTCATTTCTTCAATGGTGTCCATATCGTTAATTTCCATCATGCCACGCTCAAAAAAGTCCTTCATGTAGGTCAGCATCCTCTCTTTGGTAGCAGAAGTGGTTAGCCAGCCAATCGAATTGCTCATGCCACCCAAGGTATCGTTCCTACGCCAAATATAGTTTTGCATATTGGCATAGACATCCATCAGATCCTTACCCATAGCGCTTCCCATGTGAGCAGCTTGTCTTTTAAGGTTCTTTAGCTCATTAATGACAGCTTGGCCTGGACCATTAACCTCTAAATTTAAAGTAGAGTTCTTGTAAGCACCTGCTAAATGGGCGATTACCCAAGCAAACTGATAGGTATTCATTTCACTAGTTGCAAAAGAAGCCACTTGTTCTAAGCCATCTGAGTAGACTCTAAACACTTGGATACAAAATCTGTCAGCCCAGTCTGAACTTCCGTAAGCTGGATCAGCACCTAAAACATAATAAGCCGTATCAACGGGTTCTTCCCAAACCTTTAAGGTACATAAGCGATCAGTAGACTTAATCACTTCGGTATCTTGAAAGTTTGTGCCAAAGACATAACGATAAGAAGCAAAGGTTTTCTTCTTTAAAGACTTGACTGCGTCAGTACAACGGGCATTAGAAAAGAAACTTGTTCCCGTCATAATGAAAGCGTAGTCCTCAGTCGGTGGAAACTCTTGGTACATCAGGCTATCGTCTTTGATTCCTTCAAATAACTTCCAACGCCACCACGCTATTTGCCGTGAGTTGATATCAAAGTTATAAAGTTTCTTAATGTCTCTCACCCATTCCTTTTCTTCGCCTGTGAGCTTGCCATCCCAGTACACCTTGTAAGTGTTGCCATTAGGATCAAGGGTATAAAGCTCATTACGCCACCAGCCACAGAAAATGGCTCGCTGAGTTCTAGCCCGTTTAGCGGTGACATACATATCGTGGAACATATTAAAACCACGAGCAGTCGATTCAAACAAATACATTCGATCAGGGTTGGTTTCTGCTAAAGACGCTAAGAGTGAAGCGAGTCCTTCCTCATCTCCCCAAGAGGAAGTTTCTGTGCCATGTAAGTATGTAATAGCCTTGCCACGACCCAATGATCCTTTGGCTCTAAGCCCTGCGACTTGATAAAAGAGTCTACTGCGGTTCTTGAGGGAAAGCTGATTCCGATTGTGGGCAAGAAGCGGGATACGGTACTCTTTGGGCAAACCATCCATATACATGGCAAGGGTTGATCGGAACATATCCCGATTTTCTTCCGTATCTGTTGTAAGGGTTCCTTGCAGACCTGGGTGCGTAAAGTGCCAATAAAGGTCAAGTGCGAGTGAGATTGTGGTGATTCCAAGTTGCCTTCCTTTCAAAATAACAAAAAAGTGAACATCCTCAGCTAAACCTTTAGCTATTTCATCCATGACATAGGTTTGAGAGCCTAGTAAATGCCCCATTTTTTTTAAACCTTGCTCTTTGGTTTCTATTTGCAAGGCAGCGCAGAACTTATAAAAGCCCTTCTTATCAAAATTCATACGGTAATCCACGGTAATTTGTTATTAAAACGCTTGAGTATTTCTCGATTACCGATTTCAAAGAACTCTTTTTGTACACTATAGTCATTACCACCAAGCCTAAAACAGAAGGTATGCAGGTTAGTACCTACAAACTTAGGAAAGATTTGTTTAGCAGTAGCATAAAAAGTGCGATCTATTCCATAGCCTTTATTGGAGAGAACTCCGCTAATGGCTTTTAGACACTCAGTTTTCATGCCCCACATACACCAATCAACAAAATGGTGGTTCTCTATATTCCAAGCAGAATTCGCTTCGCCCAATGCTTCACAGTTATCCAGTAAGAGGAATTTTCCATTCTTATCAAACACCTTTCTAAAAGAATACGCCCAATCGTTGCCTTCATTGATTTTCTCCATAATCGTTTCTACATGATTGGCTTCAAACCAATCATCGTCATTACAAAAGAAAGTGACTTCCTCGTTAATCAAATGCGGTGCTGCTGCCAACCAACGCCTACCCTCTAAATCTTTACCGCCAATTTTGGTGTCCCAGTAACAGACTTTGATATGGGGATATAAACGCCTTAGCTCAACAAACTGATTAAAGTTATCGTCACATAAAATGTAGTGTTGGCAAGCATAAGTCTGGCTATAAACCGACTTGATACACTGCTCTAGCTCAAGCGGTCTTTTACCGTTGGTAACGGTAACTACGGCTGCGGTTCTCATTTATGTTGGTTTAGCTTTTTGATTTGAAAGTTTGGTATATCCCAATTCGCTACTTTTAGCCTAGCATGGTGATTTTTAGCTAGGTCAATCAAAGCGGTATAGGTCATTTCACTATAGGCGTTTTTCCATGACCCTGCCAACTTAATCTTTTGGCTCTTAGTCTTACAAGCTATAGCTTTATTCATTTGTTCTTTAAAGAGCAGACGCTCTATTCTCAAACGCTCAACATCTGGAGTCAAGGTCTACATCCTCTGGGCTATCCAAAATAGACTTTAAATAAGTGATCTCAGCCGTAGCTTGGGCTAAAAGTTTAGAGGACTCGCCATGCACTCGCATGAGTTCGTGAAAGATTTGATCTTTACTCATTTCCCAGATCCGTTGCATATACATTTTCTTAGCCTGATCGTTGGCTGTTTCAATGAACTTCTCTGCGCTCATTTCACCATTCATTTGACCATTTGTTTTTTTTGTCATTCTATTCTCCATACTCTCACTCCGTTGCCTTCCCGCCTAGCGGTAAATTTCATACCTGTCCTTTTTTGTGCCTTGTAGTTTGCATTACAAATAATCTGAATCTTCGACTCAGGCACAAAGAAGCACTCACCCAATTCCATTTCTTTGTAAGGATACCTTTTAGTCCTTTCAGAAGGTAATGGAATGTTACTTTCTACAGCAATTGACATATACTCTCCTTAATCTATTTAATCCAATAATACACACTATGTTAGAAACATACAACGAGTATCACCTTGGCGATAACCTTGTACACCTTAACTATCTAAGGCGCTTGCAACTCCCATTAGGTGAGGACATTGTCCACCACTGCAATCCCATGCACCATAAGCAACTATTACCCTTAACCATTGGTACAGCAATCACCTTAGCTGATCTGTACATACCACCTAGTGCAATCAACGCTTGGATTGGGCGGGACAACTACTTTTATACCCACCCACTACAGGCTAATTGGGTGTTGTTTCACTTATCTTGGTTCGATCATTTATCTAATCTTTTAGGAATAGACAACCCCATAGCTTGCAGAGAAGATCTACTCTTTGAGTACCCACTCCTTAACGCTTTCTTACCACTATCCTTTGATACCCTCATAGTCAACGCAGAGCCGAAATCAAACCAGTTACCAACCTTTACCCATGAATTCTTTAACAAGCGGGTAAAAGAGCTATTAAACGCTGGCAAGAGGGTAATTACTACTAATCCCACAGGAATGTGCCTATCGACTTTAGAAATGGGTATGGATATAACCGCCATTGGTTCTCTATCAAAGTACTGTACTAGCATAGAAGGGGTGGCTACAGGTCCTATGTGGACTACCTTCAATGTCTTTAATTTAGAGAATATCAAGAGTAGGGTTTTGTATTGCGATATTCAAACAGTCAATTTGACGGATAACACCATTACCAAAAAACTGTAATTTTCTATGGGGGGAGAACGGTGTAGGGCACGCACAATCCCCACTCCCTGCCCAATTGGATTGCCAATCTTTTATGCAAGTCTGACTGCTGGCTAACCTGACCTGACCGAATTACCAGGCTATGTTGAGTGTTGATCAACACTCCGATCAGTAGCGTACCCATGCTAATACCACCCCTAATAAATATAGGGTAAACCCTAGGGGCGAATAGGTTGCCATTGTTCCCAATTTTCTGTAACTATGCCAATGTATTAATTTACTTACTTAACTATTTAACAATTGATAAATTATATTAATATATTAATGAACCGATCATAGTAAAAAACTATTAATTTGTCAATCTTGATTAAAATATTTATTTAAGCATTAGTAGTATTAATACTATTAATAGCATTAGTATTAGATTGTAGTAAATTAAAACCTAACCTAACGAGGCACACAATGAGCATAGAAAACAAGGTCTATCAACAAGTAACTGACAAAATCATAGAGCAGCTTGAAGCTGGCGCTATTCCTTGGGTTAAACCTTGGAACGCTACTAGCAGCGCTGATAAGAATGTTGTAAGCAAAAAAGAATACAACGGGATCAATCGTTTAATTCTAGGTATGTCAGGCTATACAAATAGTGTATGGGGCAGCTTTAAACAATGGCAAGCATTGGGTGGGACTGTAAGAAAAGGTGAAAAAGGCACAATGATTGTTTTCTACTCACCTATTGTTAAGGACTCTATAAACCCTAGTACTGGTGACAGCGAGCAATCTATGTATCACTGTTTAAAGTCTTACTATGTTTTTAATGTAGATCAGGTCGAAGGTATAGAGATTGAAAAGCCCGAAATAACGCCTAGAGTATTTGAGCCTAGTATTGCTCTTGATGAGCGTATCCTGAAAAGTGGTGCAAATATCAAGCATGGTGGATCACAAGCATTTTATTCACCTAGTACTGACTCTATCGGTATGCCAGATCGTAGTAATTTTGCTGACGATAACAATTACTATGCCACGATCCTGCATGAGCTAACCCATTGGAGTGGTGCTAAACATAGATTAGATCGTACTAAAGGCAAAAGGTTTGCTGATAGTGCCTATGCTTTTGAGGAGCTGGTTGCTGAAATGGGAGCAGCATTTTTATGCCAAGATTATGCAATTAGTGGTGATCTACGCCACGCTGGTTATATCGGTAATTGGCTCAAGTGTTTAAAGGCAGACAATAAAGCGATTTTTAACGCTGCAGCACTAGCACAAAAAGCTGCAACATATATCAATACCCTTGATTGCATAACTAATCAGGCAGCAGCTTAATGTACCCTCTAAAGCCCTTATTTATAGGGGTTTTAGGGGTTTACATTTGTAAATCAATACCTAATTGGAGCATACAAAATGGATGCAATAGATCGTAGAGAATTATTAAAAGAGTTAATTGAAAAGACTAGAAAAGAGGCGTTTAGCTCCGATTATTGGGACAATGTTACGGATGCGGATGTTTTGGGGGTTTTAATATCTCAGCATTTTAAATGGGACGGGCAAGCCATATTTGAAACAATGAGTAATGCTTTCGAAGATGCCAATTTTCATAGTTTTAATAAAATAATGGCACAACAATGGGAACTAACAACATGAGCGCCAGGGATAAGTACAGCGCTTATTGTTACTTAGCAGCCAAGCAAGGGTTTAAGCCCTTGTCATTTAATGCCTGGCAATCAACCGTTAAACAAGGGAGGTTATTTTGAATTATAAAGACACTCTGTTAGATAAGATCATTCTAGTATTTGCCTTATTTGGTTTAATACCTCTTATATGGCTATTAATGGCACTGTAAGGATCATTTAACATTAATTAGGGGCATAGTAGCCCCTATTTTTTTAAGCGCTTACAGGGCGTTTAAATCATTCTCTTATATTTCAATCTACTTTACCTATGTTTTAACTCTTTTTTAGGAGATATAGGTTTAGTTATTCCCTTAAAACCCTATATGGGTGGATTACCTATACGCGCGCGCTTGGGCAAAATAGTGGCAAAGCTGGTTATTTTGGTAAAGTTGGTAATACTAGCAAAGCTGGTCAATTTGGAAAGTTTGGTCAATTCAAAAATTAGATTGCCCTATCCAATTTGATTACCCTCTAAAAAAAGTTAGTGAGCTTCTAACCCGCTATTTATATGGGAGTGATCGCTTTTAAGCGGTAGCTATCGTTTATCTAAGTGCTTAACTAAAGGGGTGCGGTACTGTAAAGTTCCCCCAGATACTAGCCACTATGTTTATTTCCTTTGGCGCTACACCATGCGGAAGGGGTGGGTAATGCCCCCGTTCAGTTTGTTTTAATGGTGATTCTTGGTAGCGAGGTCTTTGCGTGTTATGGATTACCCAATCGCATAACAGACCACAAAAACCACCACTAAAACATTCTTGCGGAAATTACACCACATAAAAATAAATTATACAAGCATTGTTTAAATACAACACATTAACAAATAGTGTATTGCATTAAGAAAGTTAATCCTTTAGAGTGTAGTTGTTGTATCCAAATACCTAACTAGAGGAGTACCCAACATGAAATTCTGCATAGACTGTATTCACTTTGAGGACTTGACAGGCTTATGCCTCAAGACTAACTACATTGACCTAGTGACTGGCAAGACTGAGTACCGCAATGCTCACACTGAAAGAACCCTAGACCTGACAGGTTGCGGTAAGGAAGGCAAGTTTTTTAAACCGCAGCGCCATAAGATATACACGGCTGCTGATCTAGACGATTTATCCACAATTCCATTCGGGAGATAAGCATGGCAACGAGAAAAACAGTAAAGACTATCAACGAGATTGATCGCTTAAAGAACCTGATTGCCAGACAAGACGATCAGCTAGACCAGCTCTCAGACGATTTAAAAGATAGCAAAGAACAGGCTGAGTTCTGTCGCAAGCAGATCAACCATTACTTAGCATTAATCAACATATTAACAAGGGGATCATAATGAAAGCATTTCCAATAGTAATTGATCGAGAAACACAATTAGCGCATGAAATGGAGTCTGCCATTACTGAAGAAGGCATGGATTTACGGGATTATTTTGCTGCAAAAGCACTTGTTATTGTTGCAAGCCAATATCCGTCTACTAGTTTTATTGGTGCTGCTGAAATAGCCTATGACTATGCTGATGCACTAATTAAGGTGAGAAGCTATGAATAACCAAGCAGATTTTGCAGACGAGGTTAGAAATAGCGCTTGGTGGAGTGGTGACTCTAGAAAAGTAGCTAATGGTCGTGGGGTAGACGCTATTCTTACTAAACAGGGCAAAATGGAGATACCTGATTTATCTGGAGTTGAAGCAGTGCAAATGGGTCATGTCATGCAACCCGTGATTGGTAGGCTAGCTCAGGACAAGCTAAAAATAGAGCTCAAAGAGGCTGACTATGCTATTACACACTCACAACATGATTGGTTTCGTAGCCACTTTGATTTCATAAGTGCTGACGGCAAGACTCTAGTTGAGGCTAAGAACTACAACGCTTCTACTAGGTCTAAGTTTGACGCTGATACGAATACGATCCCGATTGCTGATTATGCTCAGCTAGTGCATGAAGCTGCTTGTCATGGTGTTGAACATATCTATCTAGCGGTTCTATTTGGTGGCCAAGAGTTTCAGACTTTTGAATTCAACATAACTGAAGCTGAGAAAGAGGAGTTTATTAAGAAAATGGCTGTGTTTTGGGGCTTTGTGAAAGCAAACACGCTGCCTGCTGCTGAAACTATTGAGCAAACTAAGCTGATCTATCCAACCAGCACAGAAGAACAAGTGGTAGCCACGCAACAGATGGAACAAGCCGTAGCATTACTTAAAACCATTAAGGGTCAGATTAAAGAACTCGAAGCTACAGAGGAAGAAATCGAAGTGGCAGTCAGAAACACTTTAGGCGACAAGTCAGCCATAGTGAGTGTAGACGGATCAACGCTAGTGACTTGGCGGTGTAGTAAGCCCTCTATGCGGTTTGCAAGTGATTTATTTAAAAAAGCGATGCCAGATATCTACGAGAAGTTTGTAATGGAAATGCCAGGATCACGGAGGTTCTTAGTCAAATGAACAATATTTTATTAACGGGGAAACTATTATGAGCAACAACTTAATACCTTTTGCAGATATGCAACAGATGGCAGAGGCTATGGTCAAGAGTAATCTATTTGGAATGAAGGATGTAAACCAAGTCATAGCTTTGGGTTTGGTAGCACAGGCTGACGGGATGCCATTTGCTAGTGCAGTACGAGATTACGACATTATCCTAGGTAGACCAGCACTCAAGTCAGCTTCTATGCAAGCACGATTTCAAGCTGCTAATGGCAAGGTGGAATGGAAGGTTTATAGCGATGATGAAGTGACGGGTATCTTTTCACATCCCAATGGGGGTAGCTTGGAGCTAACTTGGACTATCGAGCAAGCAACTCGGATTGGTTTAGTTAAACCTAATTCAGGATGGTCTAAATATCCACGGGCTATGCTCAGAGCAAGGTGTCTTAGCGAAGGTATCAGGACAGTATTTCCTGGCTGTCTTGGCAATATGTACGCCCCAGAGGAAGTGATTGACTTTGAGCCACAGACACCACCCAAGCCAAAGAACATGGGCATTGTTACTAAGCTAGGTAATGAGCTAATAACTATTGCTGATCTGAAAGAGGACATGATTAAAGGTATACCTATGTATATCCCAGGATCAAACGAACCTTACGCTCAGTATCTTACGGTTGATGATTGGATTGATGGGTACGCAGAGATGCACGCTAAGATTCACGAATCAACTAAGCTCAGTCAGGAGGATAAAGACGAGAAAATTCATTCACTACGGACTTGTAATGAAGCATATACGACAAATTTTGACGGCAATACAATTGCCAAATTCTTATCCAAGCTCACGATTCACAGAAAGGAAATTGCAAATGGCTAGTTTTTTATATCAAGAAGGTAAAGGCGGTCTACTACAGGAGTTTGACAAAAAGAACCCTGCTGGCCCAGACTGGAAGGGTACTCTCAAGCTCAGTAGAGATTATAAGAAGGGCGAGGAAGTACGCATTAGCGCATGGACTAAGAACAATCCGAAAGGAACAATTATTAGTTTGAACGAAAACAATTGGACACCAAACCCAGATAGTAACTACCCCAAGGAGATTAATCATGTTAAAGACAGCGATGTTCCGTTTTGATATAGCTTTATTTTTATTGGTTTTTGCATTATTTATGCCTATAGCCCAAGCGGGTACTAAATGCGAGCCTGACTCAAGGGGAGGCTTTTGCTGTTGGGATGTAGAACGAGATGGCATATTTAAACCAATATCCTGTGCATGATTATTCTGGATCTACCTTACCCACCGTCAATCAATAACTATTGGATGACGAGTGGGCATAGGCGATACATTAGTAAAAGGGGTATGGAGTTTAGAAAAGCAGTCTGGCTTTATTGTTTGGAATGGAAAATAGGCAAATTGGGAGATAAAGCCGTGATGGTTCACATTGTTTTAAGACCAAGATCAAAGAAGCTCATGGATATTGACAACTGCGCTAAAGCCATTTTAGATAGCCTAGAACACGCAGGAATCATTAATTCTGATGTTCAGGTAGAACGCTTGGTAATCGAAAGAGGGCAGCCAGTTAAGAATGGCGGTTGCCGTGTGTTAATTGAATTGTTGTGTGCCGATAGCTCAGAGTCGAGTCCTTTACAAGAGGACAGTTAGGTAAGGTGCGCCAGCCATCTATTTGGGCAAGCTGGCACTAACAATGGGGATAACTATGAATGTACCGTACCGAACCAAAACAGGCATAGAGATTGGTAAATATTACCAAAAAGATACTAGACCAGAAATATCAAGCGATATGGAGATTATTCAAAGCATTTTGTTGGGTAAATATGAGTCAATTAGGCGTAAAACAGTTATTATTTATGCTTATTTTTTAGGCATTACACTGACAATCTTTTGTTTGTTTGTGTTTGCTAAATGAAGGGTTCTAACACCTATTCTGAAAGACAAACTGTTGCTAATAGGGGTGAGGTGTTGTTTGAGCAATACTGCCAAGAAAACCATTATGAATATAAGCGAGTCGGATTTGATGAGAAAAACAATTCTGTAAGCACTTTCTATGATTTGTCTACCTTACTACGCAATTTGCCAGATTATGTATTAGTGCGCCAAGATAGCACTTATGTGGTCAATGTAAAGGGTACAGCCAACATCAAAAAGAAAGAGATTGATATGTTGCCACTAATGATGGAATGGTTCTCTAGTCGATCAGCGCCCTTAATCTATGCTTTTTGTTTTGAACATAGTGATCCTTTGTTTGTTTATCCTGACCAGCTTATTAGCTCGTACCGTAGATCAGTTGATAAACAATGGTCTGATGGGGTCATTTACCGTAATTTGAATTTAATGGAATTTGCATGAAACACGCTACTAAGGCAGAATTAATTTTGTTTGAACAGGAAACAGCGCAGTTGTGGGAAAACGGGGATTTACCGTACCTTATTCACCTCTCAGGGGGTAATGAGGATTTTCTGATTGATTTGTTTGGCGAGGCTAATGAAGGAGATTGGTTCTTTTCTACCCATCGTAATCACCACCACGCTCTTTTAGCGGGAATACCAAAAAATGAATTACAAAACACAATATTGGCTGGAAATTCTATGTTTGTTTATTCTAGGAAGCATTGTTTTTTTACTAGCAGTGTGCTTGCTGGCACTTGTTGTATTGCTGCTGGCGTAGCTTACGCCTTAAAGGAAGCGGGTAGTAGCAACCGTGTCTGGTGTTTTTTAGGTGACGGGGCTGAAGATCAAGGGCATTTCTATGAAGCAGTCCGTATGGTCGCAGGGCATGATTTACCTTGTACTTTCATTATCGAGGACAACAATCGCTCAGTAGATACCACCTTATCAGGGCGTAATCCACTAGAGTTTAGGTTTAGGATGCCTAGCTGCGTTATCAGAAATCATTACACCCCAACTTATCCCCACGCTGGTAACGGCACTAAGAAACACATTATCTTTAAGGAGCGCAAGTGAACTATTTGTCAGTTTGTTCTGGCATAGAAGCTGCCACAGTTGCTTGGCATCACATCAATTGGAAACCAATAGCTTTTAGCGAAATTGAGAAATTTTCTTGTGAAGTTTTAAAACATCATTATCCAAATGTGCCTAATCTTGGAGATATGACTAAATATAAAGAATGGGTATTAAATGAACCAATTGACATTTTGGTCGGAGGAACTCCCTGCCAGTCCTTTTCAGTCGCAGGACTCAGAAAAGGGCTTGACGATCCAAGAGGCAACCTCGCTCTCATCTATGTGGGAATTCTTGACAAGTTTAGACCCAAGTGGTTCGTTTGGGAAAATGTGCCAGGTGTCCTCAGTTCTGGGGGGGGGCGAGATTTTGGCAGCTTCCTCGGTGCGGTGGGGGAGGTCGGGTATGGGTGGGCATACAGGGTGCTTGACGCTCAATACTTTGGAGTCGCCCAAAGACGCAGACGAGTGTTTGTTGTCGGATGTCTTGGAAACTGGGAATCTGCCGCAAAAGTATTATTTGAGTCCGAGAGCTTGTCAGGGAATACTAAATCGAGCAGAAAGACGAGGCAAGAAACTTCCAATAGCTTTATACCAAGCGTTGTTGGAACGCTCGATACAGAATGTGGTGGAGGAAGAAAAGCCCATCAATCAGTTATGAGCGGACATTTTATACCTACATTTTGGAATGGTGAACAAACGGCAGAAACTTTAACAAGAACTTTTGATGACCAGCGTATGCCTGATAAAAATAGATTTCAAGCAATAATTACTTTACAAGACATTTCTAGCAGAAAAAAAGCACAAAACGGTAAGGGTTGGTCGGAAGGAATAAGTTACACGCTAGATCAAACTGGTTTACAAGGTGTTCTTGCTCCCACTTTAACAACTAATGATCCTAGCCGCTCTCCTCAAGCTAGTGAAGTTACTCAACAAGTTAACGCAGTTTATCAATCAAGTATGGCAGTACGCAGACTTACAGAAGTTGAATGTGAACGATTACAAGGTTTTCCAGACAATTACACTAATATTAAAGAAAATTGCCCAAGTGGTGCAAGATACAAATCTCTTGGAAACTCTATGGCTGTGCCTGTAATGAAATGGATAGGGGAAAGAATTAATGACTTATAAAGACGCACTAATCCGTGCCAATACTTATTTGGCTGCCGATCCTAAGACTAGGTTCATAGGCTATGGCTTACTTAAAGGTCGAGCTTTAGGTACGCTAGTTAATGTGCCAGAAGCCCAGATCATTGAAATGCCAGTAGCTGAGAATTTAATGATGGATATGGCTATTGGTATGGCGTTAGTAGGTTGCAAGCCAATAGTGTTCTTAGAGCGCATGGACTTTTTAATGAACTGCATGGACGCTCTAGTTAACCACTTAGATAAGATCAGCACGATCTCCAATGGTGAATTTATGCCAAAAGTCATCATTCGGTGCATTGTAGGCAACAAAAACAAACCTTTATACACGGGATTGACTCATATTCAGGACTTTACGGAGGGTTTACAGGCTATGGTGACTATGCCAGTCGTGCAATTAAAGACTGTGGCTGACATCAATTATTCGTATGAAAAAGCCGACAAAGCCTTATATTCAACGGTTCTAGTGGAATACAAGGACCTAATATGAAAACTAACAAATACTCGGATTTTAAGATTTTTCATGTGGGGGGGAAGGTCAATTCGTTTTTAGAAAACGAGATTACTGCCCCTATCTATGTTCGTATTAAACCAATTAACTTGTGCAACCACGGGTGCTTCTTTTGCGCCTACAGTACGGGCTTTAGGGTCAAAGACGGGGGCGAGGAGGAGCATATCCATACGGGTATGCACGAGGATATGAAAGAGGACGACACCATTCCTAGAATGAAAATGCTAGAAATACTGCATGACCTGTACAAAATGGGTGTCAAAGCAATTACTTACTCTGGCGGGGGTGAGCCACTCATGCACCCAGACATAGTGGAGTTCATAGTCAAGACTTTTGAGTACAACATGGATGTATCCATTATCACAAACGGTCAAAATTTAGCCAAGGAAAGAGCCGTGGTGCTGCGTAATGCTAAGTGGGTAAGGGTTAGCATGGACTACACCAATGGCGCAGAAATGAAGCGTTTTAGGAATGTTTCAGAAAAGAGTTTTGACAGTGTGATTAAGAATATCGAGGAGTTTGCGAAGTACAAAGCAAAAGACTGTGATCTAGCAGTTAATTATATTGTGCACCGCAACAATTACAAAAACTTGGGGGTGTTTACACGCCTATTGAAAAGTATTGGAGTGGAAAATGTGCGCTACAGCCCTATGTATGTACCAGATTTTTATAATTATCACCATGCCATTGCTGATTCTGTTAATGCTCAACTTAAAGAAGCTGCCACGCTGGTTGACGATAACTTTAGCGTTAACAGCACTTACAACATTACTCCTGGCAGCAGTCACTCGCCCATCAGGTCGTATAAGCGTTGCTACATTATGCAAACCGTACCCGTTATCGGGGCTGACCTTGGGGTATACGCCTGTCACAACAAAGCCTATGACAGCACGGGTTTGATTGGTTCGCTAAAGGATCAGAGCTTTAAAGACCTGTGGTACAGCCAAGCAACCAAGGACTACATGATTAACTTTAATGCCAAGCGCACCTGTTTGCATGAGTGTTCCAATGACCGTAAGAATATTTTGATTAACGAAGTAGTACAAGCTAGTACCGATAACTTTATTTAGGGATAGATATGCCAAGAAAGAAGAAGATAGTAGAGCCAGTCGTACCTCAAAAGATTAAACTTTTTATAGCTACACCAATGTATGGTGGTATGTGTGCAGGGTTTTACACTCAATCTATTTTGCAATTGGTGAGCGTTTGCCGTGAACATAATATTGATTTGAGCTTTAGCTTTATGTTTAATGAGAGCCTGATTACACGGGCAAGGAACGCTATCACCCACCAGTTTCTCAAGAGTGACTCAACTCACATGATGTTTATTGACTCAGACATTAAGTTTAATCCTAGCGACATAGTGCCTATGCTGTCGGTTGATAAGGAAATTATCTGTGGCATATACCCTAAGAAAGAGATTAATTGGGGTAGCGTTAAGCGGGCTATGGACAATGGCGTATCCTTTGACAATCTCAAGAGCCATACAGGTAGCTTTGTAGTCAACCTAGTAAACTATGTGGGTGAAGTAACCGTACCTATTAACCAGCCAGTCGAGATATTCAATGGTGGCACGGGTTTCATGTTGATTAAGCGAGAAGTGTTTACTAAACTAGCCAATCATGTACCCCAGTATGACAATGATGTAGCTGATTTATCAGGTCAAATGAAACAACAAGAAAAGATTTATGAGTTCTTTGCCACTAGCATTGAACCTGTTACCAATCGCCTACTGTCAGAGGACTATCACTTTTGCCGTATCTGGCGATTGATTGACGGCAAAGTATGGGCAGCGCCTTGGTGTCAGCTAGCCCACATAGGTACATACGCTTTTGAAGGTAACTTAACGCCATCCCCTTAATATGTTAGGGTAAATACTTATTGATTAGTGTGATTAACAATGTTATAATGGTTATGTAAGTGAATAAATAAACCTATTGTTTTTTAACCTAATTAGGAACAAATATGAATACCTTTGTTGATTGTGGTGGTCAAGTAATTAAATATGAATTTCGTTATGAAACTTTAAATGAGGATACAGACGAAAAACAATTTACTTGTTATATCAAACCTCATGGTGAATGGCATCCGATGGGTGGTGGTAAAACAAAAGAAACAGCATTGAAGCAAGCTGTTAAAGAATGGAATTATTGGGAAAATGAATCAAGAATTTAATTATAGTCACCCTATGGGGTAGCTTTTTTATTGCAAACAAACTATCTTAACGCCCTCGCCCTGATGGTCGTTTAACAGCCTTAGCAGATTTCCGAATGTCTTTTGCATGAACTAATTTTGTGGAAGTTTTGCTATGTTCTTTGCCAGTAAATAAGCCACTACTCATTTTATGGGTAGCGCCCTTATATTCTGTGCCATTCTTTAAATAATGTTTTACACCTTTCATTATTTTTTCTTCTTTACAGGTTTAGCAGTCTTAGCAGAATCTTTAAAGGCTTTTGCTGTAGGAGCGCCTTTAGCGCCAACCTTCCTCATCTTTTCACCTGATCCTGCTGCAATCCTTTTTTTCTTTGCTGCGATATTTGCGTATAGTCCTGATTTCATCTGCCACACCCCCACCTTCCTCTAGCTGCTTTGCCTCGTTCACCCTTCCAACTCTTAGACCTTGCACAAAATGATTTATGCCGTGGTCCTGATTTGGTTGGGGCTTGTAATTTACTACCTGTAGCTCGGTTATATTTGGCACGACCCTTGGCAGTTAAGCCACCACCAGCCTTGACTGATAGCTTCTCACCACGCCCAACCGATAGATTAGGTTTGCTTGCCATACCTTAACGGGTTCTTCTAGCTCGTTTAGAACTCTTAGCAATACGACTGGTCTTGCGGGGCAACCCACCCATAGGGGTTGTTTTCATTAGCGGTCTAGGAGCGTTTAGATTTTCTGGCATTTGTTTTCCCGATTGGTTTACGAGCAACAGTTAAGGCAATGGCTATGGCTTGCTTTTGAGGTCTGCCTTCCTTTACCATTTTGCTAATGTTAGCAGATACAGCGCCTTTTGACTTTGATTTATTAAGTGGCATGGTTTAATTCCTATAGTTAAGTAAGCATTTGTTCAGCATCAGCCTCTACTGTATCAGCCCTTGCGAGCCAACCTTTTTCAAAGTGAGGATTGTTCAATGATTTATAAAATGCTATTTTTTCTTCGGTAAAATGCTCCACCAAATCCATTGGATTAGATTGCACAATGAGAGCTTGAGTAACTGAACCGAGAATACCGTCTGCTTCTGCACCAACGGCTTTTTGCAAGCATTTGATTGCTCGCTTGACTCCCGCATTGACAGCAAAGTCGAAAACCACATAGTCCACCCCACTAGGTAACATATCACAGCCTGCTGGATTCCAGTAATTCTGTTTATACAACGGTTTTACCATTACTTGTGTTAAATCTTTGATTTCTTGCACGCTGACAGGGCGGTTGAGATAGGCTTTCCATGTAGCCAAAGTCACTCCCCAGTTAGTAGCACCCCCAGAATCATGGGGGTCTTGCACAAATCCGCCTTCGCTTTTCATTAGCAAAGTAAACGATTTATTAAAGTTTTCGATCATTAAAAATACCAATCTGTTCTTTGAGCCAACCCTGTAGGGACACCAATTGCTGTGTGGTTAGCGCACACTTTTCAATAAATTGAGGGTCGGTGGGGGTTCCATCAATGCTGTCGGTGGGCTTGGAAACGCCTGTTGTTTGACTGGTACTGGGGAGGCGCATCCCACCATAATCACGCTTAATAATAGCAATGCGATCTTCATAATTAGATTTAACCTTTTCATTTACAAGTGAAAATTGCTTTTCTTTAGACTCATTAATCAGTTCTTGAGCCTTGGCTGCTAGTTCTACCTTAGCTACATAAGCGTCATACTTGGCTGACTCATATTTACCGTACCCTAGTCCAGCTACTGCAAGCACAGCGCAAGCAGCGTAGATATAGATTGAGATAGGTAAGGGAAACATTATTTTCTCATGGGTTGAGTGGTTTCAAAGCGCAATATGGCGCAGATAAGCCCAATAACTATAAAGATAATGCCGTAATACTTAGGTGAAATGATGTTTTGCAGGTAGGAAAAGTTCTCGTACAACGAGCCAATAATGACTAGTGAAAGTGAGAACCACATAGTCCTCGACTTCCACATAGGCTTGGGATGACGGTTATAAACCTTCGCCTGGCGTAACATAGACATTAGCCGTACCAGTTGCTGTCAAAAAAGTAATTGATACATTGGCGGTAGTTGAAGCACCCGTTAAAACAATATCAGAAGCAGGTCGAATCGGTATGCCATAGTTACCTGAAGTCGCATTAGGAACGGCTGCTGCGTTGCCAGAGGTAGGCGAAATACGCACATACACAGGCTGTCCAGTAGAAGCTACTTCATGGCTAACAAACAAATACTGATTGGTTGGGCTATCTGAACTCAGGGTTACGGTTTGACTAGTCGTGTTTGCCACCAGTACAAAGGTTTTTCCCATTGGTTGAAAGGCGGTTATATTGGACATTTAGATAATCCGATTCTTTTCAGGCTTAGTCGTTGAGGAAATCTTGCTGTTGTAAGCGCCTTCCTCAAAGCAAAATACGCTACGAAATCCGCCCATTGGAACCTGACCTGGACTCCATTTTTGATTACGGGCTGTTTCGTCAGAAGGCTTTTGTGGACGCACCGCTTTAGGATCAGATTTCTGAGAAATGTTGTAATCCTTAGCACCAGGTACTTCACTCTTGAGTTGTAACTCTTTCATGTCTTTCATTTGAATTTCTCTCTTTAATGTTAATTAGAAGATAACTGAAAATGGCAAAAAATGCCATTGTTCCCAGTCGTTCCCACTTTGGATCCCACATAGTCCAGCACGCTAGGGAAAAGGATAGTCCTAACGCTAAAATTGATAACATACGCTCTGATATAACCGCTAAAGCCAAACGAACTAATGCGACTGCATCCATTGTTAATCCCCTTGTTAATTAAACTATCCATAGTTTAATCCTCATCGTCCTCTGTTGCAACAAAACCGCTACCCCATTCCTCATCGGATAGCTTTTGCTTGAGCTTCTCTATGTTGACTGCACGATCAATAACCTTGCATTTATCAGTCAAAGAGTAGCTTTCATCCTCCATAACAAGCAATAGGAGCTTGCTAACAGCGCCTTCTAGGTCAGGGTTTAAACCTTTATTCTTTTTACTCATTTGGTTTTGAAAAACCTAATGTTTTTGAAAATTCATAAGGAGCCATGGTAGTTCCCAATGCTTCTGCTGCCCCTCTAACTGGGTTAATTCCTCTTGATTCTGCTTTTTGAGCTTTACGAGCAGTTGCAGATCGTAGTGGAGCGCTTAATCCTCTTATTGCTTCTGGTAATAAACCATGTGTGCGAACAGCGCCCTTAACTACACCTGGCATACTTTCGCCAGCCGTTTCCCACATTGCCCTTAATCCTAATTGATTGCCAATCATTCCAAGACCATCAATATCTTGTGGATTTCTTCGCAACTGACCAGAATTAAAAGTCTGTGCGCCTAAACGCTCAAGGCTGATATTGCCTAGTTGAATACCACCAGCATTATATAAATCTTCTAAAATAATAGTATTGCGATACTGTGGTCGTAAAACAGCCAAAGTAGCTTGCATTTTTGGATTGTATATTTCAACCGCTTTATCTAAAACATCGACTAATTCATATATTTCATGTGCTTTTCCACGATTTGTTGTAGATCGGGCGGTTTGCGTTAAAGCATTACGCAGGCGTTGAAGATCGTCACCTAAAATTTTTCCAGTTTCAACCCGTTCCAACATAGATTGAGCAGCTTGTTTTACTGTACTTACACCAGCAAATCCTAATTCTTCTTCTCTAGCCAATATATTTTCTATATGACCTTTCATATTTCTATTAATATTAAATTCTTGACCCTTATAAACCTTATCAAATTCTTTGCCTAATGTTGATAAGCGTTCCCGTAAAAAAGGATCAGTAATTTCATTTACTTCTTTGCCTGTACCAGAACTTGCTAAACGATTTGCAAGGGTTTGATTACTTTTTGCATATCCTAAAGCACCTTTTTCAGCGACAGGACTAGACTCTCTAACTTGGGAAGGAGATAATTTAAAACCTAATTTTTCAGCAATTCCAGCAATTCGAGCACCTTCTTCTGTAGTCAATCCCACAGATTTACCAATACCACGCATTAGCCCTGGTACTCCAACCCCAACATTACCAACAAATTCGCCTATTTTTTCTTGTGTTTTTGTTCCAACAGGAGCTTCTATGCCACCAATTTTTAATGCTTGTTCAGTTTCTTTTGCATTTGCAAACACTGATCCAGCGCCTAAAAGTTTCATAGGCTTGTTTGATGACGGCAAAAATGAAAGAAAGTCTGGCGGTCTAGTTTCTTTATTTCCTGGCGTAGTTAAAAATTCCTCAATTTCACCAGGGGCGCTTAAAACACCTTTTGCAACACCAGAAGAAAATCCACCTATTTTTTCAAAAGTAGAAGGTTCACCAGTTTTTTTGGAAATAGACTTACTAGGGTTTATATTGAGTTCTTCAGCCGTAAACTCTCTTTTGGGTTGGCTAATACCAAGTTCTTCAGCCGTATATTCTTTGACCATGATTAATCTACCCGAATATAGGAGCCACTACTTGTTTTTTTATATTTACCTTTATTAACTCCTTCTGGTACATCAATAATTTCTTCTTCATTAGCTTGTTCGTAATTTTGATTAGGAACTAGTGAAGTTTTTGTTCCAGCAACAATTACTTCAGACGGTATGGCTGGAAATTTAAATAAATATTGATTCATTTGAATTTTTTTATCAATACGACCTTTCATACCATTAATCTTATCTATCATTACATCAGGAGTATCGGCTGGTTGTGGCACAGTTCCATAATTACGCAATGCTTCTCCACCAGTAACTGCTTTACCGCTAATATCGAGGTAATAATTGTTACGAATATCCCTAACTTTTGTTAAGAATTGCCGTAATTCTGCTGGCATATTTGGAGCAATAAGTTGGTTAAGCACCTTACCTTCTTCAGTTAAAAATGCCTCAATTCTATTGTCAGATATTTGTTTTTGTAAATTTGGATTTTTTAAGTCATTAACTAATCCACCTAAATCATTAGATAAAATATTTTGAGCTACATAACCTTCTGCAACTTTAGCTGAAGGCTTTAAAACCCCTTGATTTGATGCTTTCAAAGCAGCAATATCTCTATCTTGTGCCATTTTTTCTCTATGAATACCTAATATTTGCGCTCTATTAAGAATTGAATCTACTGCTTTTCCAAGCTCTGCAACAGTTTTAGACGCTTCGGTAGCAGACTGGTGTTCAAACTTTGCTTTAATTACAGGGCTTCCAAATTCAGCAACTGCCATAGCTGCCATAGCATTGCCTTTATTAGCGTCAATAGAACGCTCTTTTTCAGCCAATGTTAAATCTCTAAGTATTTTGTCATTCATGGATTTCATGGTTTGAATGTTTTTATCAAACTCAATTTGTTCCCGCCTAAAGACATCTTGTCTACCAGTCTGATAGCCCTTCATCATGCCTGTCATGGAATCAATTGCTGCTTTGCCTGATTGTCTGCCTTGTTGACCCATTGCAGAACCGACAAAAGCAATGAGTCCAGCTAAAGAGGACATACCAATAAAGGTTTCTTGGCTAGGTTTAAATTCAGGTTGAGCAACGGCAGCAAATGCTTTTCTTGTATTTGCTACCTCAGCCATACCTAAGTCAGATTGTCTAGTTGCTTCTTCTGATAATCTAGCTGCTTTTTTAATTCCAAATTCAGCTTCTGCTGTTCCTAAATCTTTAGTTGATTGCGCTACTCTCTCGCCAGCTTTTTGAATATTAGCCAAATTTTCTTCAGCATTAACTCTAGGTGCTTTTGGCACAATAGGGTTTGAGAAGTTACCTAATGTTTCAATATTATCAGCCATGATTAAGCCTCCTCTTTTGGTGGTGGTGGCGGTAATAAAGTATCAACTATATTATTAAGTGCGCCTGTGCTTTGTCTTACCCCAGTTGTAGGAGTACCTGAAGGTAAAGTAGGGCTATAACCTAAAACTGATGGTGCTAGTAATACGCCAAGTTGTTTAGCAAAATCTGCTTGACTTGCTGCCAAATCTTTATCAGCAGCCATACCAGCTTGAATTGCATTAACAGCGTAGTTATCACCAATGTTAGCAATCTTGATACCTTGGATTAACTGGTTATCTAAGAGGCGTGCTTCCAAATCAGCAATACTGTTAGCGCCTTGCAAGACTCCTACGCCACCTGTACGACTAATGTTTTGGGCTGCCATTGCTCTAGCTGTTTTGACTGCTTGAATGTTACTAGCACTTAAATTGCCTGCTAAGGCAGGGTTATAAAGTCCTTTACCAATATTTTGATAAGGTGTTGCAATAGCCATTCTTTCATTCTTAGCTTGTTGCGCCTGATCTTCTGCTTTCTTAGCAGCAGGTTGAGCAACACCCTTAGTTAAAGCAGCAGCTATACCAAAAGGTAAACCTAGTTTAAGCAGTTGGCTTAAAAGAGAAGAAAGGTCAATATCTTTTTTATCTTTAGTTTTAGCGCCAACAGAACCTGTTTGAGAGCCAGTAAGAATATCATCTTCATTTCTTGATTGTTGTTCTATGTCTTGCTCTACATATTGTCTTGCTAAATCTGCTGAAGAAGGCATTTGCGCCCCAGTAACACCGCCATAACCAATTTCTCCAGGTTTGGTAGCTGGAATAAATACAGGGTTTCCTTGCTGATCTATAAAGGTTCTTCCAGCAGGAGAAACATTTTGAGTTGTTAATGACCCTACTTCTGGCTCTCCTTGTAGCGCTGCTGGTGGTTCATAAAAATTAGGAAAACCTCCAACATCTTCAGTTGTATTAGGTTCATAAATTGTGTCTGGTGGAATATAAGGATCTCCTTCGTCAGGCACATAAAAAGTGCCTTCTGAAATATAAGGATCTCCCTCGTCAGGAACATAGTCACCGTCATCAATTCCATATTCCAACAAACCAGTATCAGGATTTATGCTTCCAGCACCACCACGCTTTTTAAGTAAAGCAGCCTCTTTAGGGGTAATGTGGGCAAGGACTGTATCTTTACCCCGACCTTTAGCACGGATCATTTCCGCCAATGCTGGCAATCCCAAGCCAAGTGTTTTTGATAAAGTGTTACTCATATTTAACTCCCTATTTCATCCAGATCTCGTAATGATTGGGCATTAACCCACTTCTTTTTAGGCGCTGCTCCTGATTCTTCACTAATCTTTTCTCCTTCTGAACCTGTATCGCCTGCTCCTCCACCACCACCACTTGCCAATGACACACTACCAGTGTTTAATGCTTGTCCCAAGGCTGCTGTACTAGGTCCAAAGTATGAACTAGTTGCTGGACTTCTGCCACTAGTTGCCATCATTGGAGCAGGTTGTGAAGTTGGCGATCTAGCCGTTGGTTGATTTGTTTCTCTTATAACTTCTTTAGCACCCGTACTTGGGCTAACTGTCCTACCACTAGTAGGTGTACTGCCAGTAGAAGGCTTGGTGCTTGGGAAAAAGTAAGAAGATAGTGCGCCAGCCAAAGTAGTTGCTGTGGAACCAGCAATCTTTTCTCCTGCCGTTCTTTCCTCTGCAGGGATACCTTCAGGATATAACTCAGGATATTTTTGTGATACTTCATAAGGCGATAAATAACGCTGTTCTTCGGTATCAAATACTTGATCGTCACCTTGTAAATCATAGCCACTTGTCTGAATATCTTTAATTGCGCCACTAGTTAAACCACTAATAGTTCCTCTAGCCAATCCTGATATGGGATCTTTGCCACCTAAAAAAGCGGTTACCGTACCTTTAACAGCGCCTGTAGCTCCCCCCGCAGCAGTAGCAGGTAACTCAGTTGGCAAAACACTTCCAACAGCGCTAGATATTCCATAAGAAAGGGCTGTAGTTCCAAGGGTAGTTGCTGCTGCGTCTAATATGGCTTTACCATTTTTTTGATTTACCGCATCAATCATTACTTGATTGCCTGTTGAAGAAACTGCCGCACCAACAGCAGCAGCTTGCCCCGCAGTATACGCACCCGTGGTTGCAAGCGCTTGTGCAGAAGTTAAACCTTTTGCAATACCAGCAGCATAAGCTGTAGCTTCTGCGCCAGTTAAAGTACTGGCTAAGATTTCAGCGCCAATTTCAGGGGCAGCAAAAGAAATTCCAATGGCTGTGCCAATTTTAATTACAGAATCAAAAACCTTATAAAGCTCGCCAGATTGGTTTGCAGGAGTAACATCTTGAATCGTATAAGTACGGTTGCCTTTTTCTGGATCAGTAAATACTTTACCTGTTTTGTTGTTTATTAAGTATTCAGGCTTTTGAACTGGAAGCTCAACTCCGTTAATAGTGACTGTATCTGGAACGCTTGACCCTGCATACGCATAGTTACGATTACCCAAGCGCATATTGGCAGGATCTTCATAGCTTGAATAAGGCGGTGTAACGCTATATGCAGTATTTGGGGTTTGAGGAAAAGCTAAGGCGGTTGATCCGTCAGCATAGTGGTATTGCCCCATACCGTTATATTCAGACCAACTAACGGCATTTTTTCGTAAATTATTAGGATCAATAAGCCAATTAACACCACCAGTATCACCAGCAGCCGCTTGTTTTGCACTCTGTTTATCTTGAAACTCTTGACTACCAGCAATCCTGCTAATAGCTTGTGCCATATCCATACCACGAAAGGTATTCATGCCGTCAGGATCAGGATTTCTACCTAAATAACGATTGAAAAGTCCTTTAACTTGTTCGTCATTTAGCCCAGATTGAGGTTCTTGAGTTACTGGATTTCTGCCTGCACCTGAATTCATGGCTGGTGCATTTTGGCTAGTTTGGGCAGCGATATAATTCTGACCTTCACCAGAATTGACAATACTGTTTACTAAAGATTCAGTAGAAGCACCTGCATTAATTGCATTGGTGTACGCCTCTAATCCACTAGGATCAGGCTCTCTGCCTAAGTATGTACGATACCAGTCGGCAACTGTGGCTTGTGATTGTGCAGGATCAGGCGTTTCCTGTGCAACAGGATCTTCTACCCACCTAGCGCTATCTCCGTCAGATACCCAAGGCATTATGTACTCCCCACTAGCATTTCTGCTAACTTACCTGCTGACATAATTGCACCAATAAAACGGTAATCAAAGCCTTCTTGGATTTCTTCTGGTTTAGCCATCTTAGATTGAATGGCTTGTTGCTTAACCATTTCGTACAAAGTCTTATCCCGTAAGGATTTTTCAGCCATAAGCCCTAATTGAACTACTAGGCTAGGATTGATATTGTCCTTGGCTAGAACAACCTTTAACTGTTCTTTAGCTTGCTCAATTTCAGGGGTTTGCGTAAGTTGTCCTTTATTTTGCATAGCCGTCATAACTTCACTGTCAGAAAAACCCGATTTTTTTTGGGGTGGGGAAAGCGGATTAGTTGCCATTAAACTAGCCCCATAGTACTAGCAATTTGTTGGTGAATATACAGGTGGGAAGCGATCCAATCGTAAAAATCATTCTCGACATTCCAGTCCACATCAAGCAAATTAAAGGGGTTACTAAGCTCTAAAAGGTTGGCAAAACTCTGATGTTCGACCTGATGGGCGAGCAACCAGTCGTCTAAATAGTCTGGTTCTGCCTCTGAAAGCGGGAAAGCAGGCACTAATATGCCTTGATCTAGGAATGTTTCCCTAAATACTTGGTGTTGTTGAGCATTAACGAACAAAAAGTCCTTTAATGACTCAACATTGCCATATTCCACGGTTTGTAAGGTATTAAAATCCATTACCGATTAGCCTTATCTCTTAACTCTTTATAAATCTCTGCCAACATTCCTTTAATTTCAGTAATGTCTGCCCTATAGTCATCTTTGGTGACATACATAAGGGGCATTTCCCTGACATCTTCGTCTAGTCTAGTAAGGCTTTTACTAATGTTATTTAGCACCCAACCTCCTAAAAATCCAGCTATAGCAATCGCAATATTAAAAAGATTTTGAGTATCCATGAATTAAACCGCATAATAAGGAATTTTTACATTGACACTATTTACATTAGCAATAATGTAGCCAGCAGGAATAAGCATCATGGTTGCTGAGGCAAAAGTAGCGTTAGCAGCCGTATTAGAAGTCGATTGGAAAGTAGTTAAATTGCTTGTGCCACTTTGAATGGTGACATTGGCTAAAGTAAGGTTGCCTAAGCTCGTTACAGTAGAACCTAGAGTTACGGTGGTGTTGCCAATTACTGCTGAAGTGTTGGCTAAGCCTGAATTGGGGATTGTAGTAGCTGCGGTTACATTAGAAGTATTGGCATTACCGTATAGATAGCCTGTTAAGGTGGTAGTGCGAATTGCACCCGTAGCATTAAAATAAGACCCAGTTATGTTGGTAGCGGTGACATTTCCACTAGCTACTGTGGTGTTATTTAGGGTTAAATTGCCTATAGCAGTAGCTGTATTGCCTAAGCCTATGGTGGTATTACCAATCGTGATATTGCCACCTGTAATGGCTGTATTGGCGATTGCAATGACTACATTGCTTGCACTTGTAATTCTGCCTTGAGCGTCAACCACAACTTGAGATACAGCCGTTGCATTGCCATAAGTTCCAGCCGTTACTGCAGTATTAGCAAGCGATACTGTGCCTGTGGTGGTGATCGGACCACCCGTTAAGCCAGTTCCAGTAGCAACATTGGTTACTGTGCCAGAACCGCCACCACCGCTTGATCCTGCAACGACCTTGAGAACCATAATCTACACTCCATCTCCTGGAATAATGTAACAAACGGCATTAGCCGTGCTTGTACCCGTAAAAAAAGCATTTGGCATAAAACTTAATATCTCGTCAGTACCAGCAAGTAAAGGAATAGAGTTACCTGTTGTAGTGACATTGGCTGAAGTCGCTGTAGCATTAGCAGCCGTATCTCCATAGCCTAAGAAAACTAAGGTTGTGCCTGAATTAATAATCCGATACTGATTACCGCCTAAAGTGCTTGATACCGCTTGGATTGGTGCAGGCGCACTTGTGCCAGCCGTAAAAGTCACGGTATTGCCAGTCTTAGTAAAGGCATTAATTCCCATTTAAGCCTCCATAGGGGCTTCTACCCACGATAAGGTTGCTTCATCCCATTCCCAAGGTCCACCTGTAGTTGGCATAGGTCCTGGGGGAGTTGGCGCTTCCCATAAATAAGTAGCTGGATTGAACACCCATGAAGGATAGGGTTGTGGGGCTGCAAAGCCTGTACCATCCCATGAATAACCAATACCAGCATAATTGTAATTAAGCGGAGTGCCACCATCAGGAGTCATTGGCTCGGCAGGAGGGCTAGGTGCGTAATGCACATTTCCATAGGTATTGTAAGAAGTTTGAATCCAGCCATGACCTAATACTGCGCTATCAATAAATGCTTGATCGGCAACAATTACATCTGTAACTATGCCATTTTCTACTTTTGCGAAATGCATGATTGCTCCTTTAAGCTGTGCGGGCAAATTGCCCATGATTAGCAAATTGCCCATGAACCATATCACGAGCTAATTCCATAAATTCTTGTGCTAAATATAAATTATCAAAACACCCAAGATGTTTGCTTTTTCCGTTTAAACGAATTTTAGCAATCCATTTATTAGCATGTTTTGCCCAATAAACACCTTTAATTCCTGATTTATTTCTACAATCAATGGTTTTATTTCTTTTATTTTCAGCTTGAGATGCTGCTCTTAAATTTTCAATTCTATTATCATGTTTATTACCATTAATATGGTCAATTGTTTCTGGACAATATCCATAATGCATATAAAAAATTATGCGATGTAATTTATAAGCAGAATTATTAATTTTTACAGCAACATAAGATTGATTGTAATTACCAGCAATTTGATTAACAGTCACACCATTTCGAGCTTTTATATGAAATAATTTTCCATCTTTATATTCAAATAAAGTTTTTAAATAATCAATAGAAGGAATGTCTTTAGCTTTTATCATGCCGTATAACTTCCTGATGCTGTGTAAGTTAAGATTGTGT